CGTCGAAGAACTCCGCGACCGCCCGATGCAGCGGGACCATCCACCGGCCAGAGTCCGCAGAGAGCAGCGCCCACGCCGACGCCCGCCCCTCCCAGAGGTTCACGAGCCCGGCGCAGCAGACAATCCGCCCGCCCGCCCGCGCCGTGTAGCAGGGGCCAGCCTCGACCAACTCCTGCCCATACCCGGAACGTCCGATGAACGCCGACAGGAACTCCTGCGAGGGCTGCAGGCTCAACTCCCGAAGGTCAGCAGGCGTGAAGGGCAGCACCTCGAACGTCATCCCTGCGTCTCCATCTCGGGGTACAGCGCGATGACGGTCATCGGGAGCGGCTGGTCAGCCACCACCCAGATGCGCCCGTCCGTCTCGTACCCGCCGGGGAAGGCAAACACGTCCGTGTCACCCGTCAGCAGGGGCGGCACCTCGTTCATGAAGTCGTTCAGCGTCCGGTACTGGATGAGGTCGAGGTTCGTCGGCCCCGGCCCCACCTTGCCGCCGAGGCTGGAGTACAGCCGCAACCCGCACTTGTGGATGCGCTTCACCTTGGCCTGAGCCGTCCCGAGCGCCGACCCGGCCTCAATGCGCTGCGTCGCAAGCGTGGAGGTGTACGGATAGCCAATCGTCGCACGCGAGGTCGGGAACGGCATCGTCACCGCGCCGTCCGTCACCACGAGGTTCTTGACCTCCTGCCCGTCCGCAAGCGCCGAGACCGTCTCGCCCTCGAGGTGCCACAGCCCGCGCAGGGTCGTCGCCGTCAGCCGCCACTCGTTGAACGGCACGTCATCGTCCGGGAACGCCGCGACGATGGTCACCAGCGCCGACTCCTGGTCGATGACGGTCGTGATCTCCGCACGCGCCGAGCGCCAGAGCTCGTTCGTCTCGTCGTAGTAGCGATACACGATCTCGCGCCCGACGTCGCTAGCCAAGAACACCGGGTCGTTGATGCTGATTAGGTCGCCGTTTTCAGCGGCGATGAAATCGCCTGCCTCGCTCGCGATCTCGAGACTCGACGTCACCGTGGCCGACACGTCGGTTGACCCGGCAGTCTGGTACCCGTCACCGAGGAACAGGTCGGCAAACACCACCGCGTTGAACTCGAGCGAGGCATCGAGATACCCCGCGCCTTGGATGTCCTCGCCTTCCTCCAGCGACTGCCCGATGTACTCGATGAACCGCTGCGTGCGAGTGACATCGGTCTCGATGACCAGTTGGTCAGACCCCTCGGTCAGAAGGTTGCCACCGGCCTCGAGCGCGAGCTCGTAGGGGAAGTCGCCCTCGATGGTGCGCGAGACCACCAGCCACACGTCGTCCAAGTCGCCGTTGGGACTCGGGATGATCTGCACCGCCTCGACCTTCGCGTCCCGGCCTGCGACCGGATGCTGGTGCCAGCCGTAGATGTTCTGCTCGCGGTCGTAGGTCAGGCCGATGAGCCGCCCGTCCCCGAGCACGCACCAGATGATGTCGTCCGGCTCCTTCTGGTACTCGAGGTCCACGATGCCGGACTTCGTGATCTCGGGATACAGGACGTTCATGTCCCGAGGTACCCACGCATCAACCTGCAGGTCGAACCGCAGCTCCATGATGCGCCGCCCACCCACGCGGGCGAAGATGACCGCATCCTCGACCAAGGCGGGTTCGAGCTCCATCGACCCCTCAGCCGACTGCAGGTCGAACTTCACGTTCTCAGGGCCGAGCGGGGCGGTCGTCACGTTCTCGCGGACGGCAATCTCAGCCCCCGCAGTCCCGACGATGAGCGCATTACCCGGGCGCAGCCAGCGCACCTTGTCCACATTTCCGACCGCCAGCGTCAGGTTCAGCGCGTTGTCGGCCAGAATCTCACCGAAAGTGTCGACCGCGTGCGACGAGTAGTCCCCCGCCACCGAGGCGTACAGGTTCTGCCCACCGCCCCACCACAGCCGGTCGCGCCAGAAGGCCGTCTTGTACGGGTACACCCCGCCCATGCCCAGCCCCCACGCGCCCACACGGTACGCGCAGGAGGTCGTCGAGAGCAGTTCCGACGGCGCGACACCGGGGCCGACCACGTCCGCATCGACCTGCGTCGTGCTCGTCACCGCCGTGATCTTGAGGATGACGTAGCCCGGATGGAGGAACTTCCACAGCACGCCCGTGTTGCCGTCGTAGTCCTGCCCCTCCTCGTGGATAGGCCGGATCGCGCCGGTCGTGGCGCTGTTCATCGCCTCGTAGAACTTGCCCGAGGACTTGCGGATGTCGCCAGCCGTGATGGACTTCGCCGGTTCCCACTGCGTCGTGGTGATGTTCACCGGCTGCAACCGCAGCAGCATTCCCACCGAGTCGTTGTCGAAGATGGCCGCGCTCGAGGTCACCGTCACGTTGCCGGTCGTCGCCGAGAGCGAGAAGTCCAACTTCGTGTCCGGCTCGCGCTGGAACGGGCCATCGGTCGGCGCATAGTCCGCGAACGCCCAGCTCGTGTTCCCGCTGCGCGTCAGGGTCTGCGGCGCATACCCCTCGCAGCCGACGTACAGCACGTCGCCAGACTGCGAGATGGACAGCGAGGACGTGTTCTCAGACGTGAACAGGTCTTCCTCAGCATACGGACTCACGACCGTGTAGACCCGCGCTACATCGCCGCCGCCGTTGTAGGCCGTGTACCCGGTCGTGTCGATGACCCCGCCGTCGATGTCGTACAGCTCGAAGGTCTTCGCCGCTACGTTGACGTTCGTCACCTTCACATACCGGCCATTGACCTGCGACATGCCGTTCACGAGCGAGACGTACATCCAGTCGCCGTTCGACGGATCTGCGCCCACATAGGTCAGCACGCCGGGACTCGCCTGCGTGATGTTCGAGATGTCGAGCGGGTCCTCGAGTACCACACCACGGTCGGTGTAGAACCGGCAGTAGTAGTCGCCGAACTCGATGATGTACGCCTGGTCGAAGGCGAACTCGAACCGCTGCAGCCACACCCGCTTGTCAGGGTACCGCGCCTGCAGGACGTACTTCGTCCCAGGACACCGCTTCGCCGGACCCTGCGCGGTCGGGATGAACCGCCGCATGCGGTAGGCCGAGGAGGCGTACTTGTCGAAGTCGGTGCGGCCGCTCATCAGCGACCCGACCTCGCCCCCGTTGAAGTTGACGATGGCTGGATTGACGCTCGGCATTAGAGCCTCACGGACAGCCAAGTCGTGTCGGCGATGCTCTCCGGCGGGTTCTCGATGGCGTTCGAACGGACCGCCTCAGTCAGGCACAGGCGATAGTCGCGCAGCGCCGCGTTCTTCTTGGCGTCCGACTGCGTCAGGGCCTCAGCGACGTTGTACGACAGCAGGGCCGCGAACGCCTCGTCGAATGCCGAGTCGAACTTGGTCGGGTCAGACACCCGCGCAAGGTAGCGCAGGTTCATCTGCCCGGACGTGTTGGTCAGGATCTTGCCGCCCTCGAGCTGGTACTCCTGCCCACCGCCGCCGATCAGGTCGGACAGGTCAGGGGCCGGGAAGTACGCACCAACCTGCAGGATGCGCAGGCAGTCGGACGGCAGCGTGTACTGGTACGAGTAGCCGAAGACCGGCGTCGCGACGTCAGCCGCAAGGTTCGCCCGCTTCACGCAGAACCGCCAGTTGTAGGTGCGCTGCAGCTTGTCGCGCAGCATCCCATAGATGGCGTTCAGCTCACGCGCAGGCTTGGTGTTCTCAGTCAGCGAACCGATGCGCAGGTCACCAATCTTGGTGAGCGCAAGGTTCGCAATTGCGACGTCACTCGTAGCCACGGGCTCCTCCCGCAGCTATTAGGCTGGCGGCCAAGTGTCCTGGATGATCGCTTCCTTGAGCGTGTCGATCAGCGTGAGCACTTCGAGCTTGCTCATGCCGATGAGATCGACTCGGACCTCGACGTCGAGGCTGGTCGTGGAAGCACTCTCGGTCACGTTGCGGACCCCGGCGTTGCCGCGATCGATGCCGTAGAAACGGTCTGCCATGTCTGTCTCCCAGAAAGAAGGGGCGAGCCGGTCTCCCAGCCCGCCCCTGTACCTTACGCCGTGTAGCGCCCGATGAGCTTCACGGTGCCGCTGGCGTCAGCCGCGCCCGTGAGGGTCATGGTGACGTCGTAGAACACCGACGGGTCGCTCGTGAGACCGAGAGCGTCCCACAGCTCCTTGCCCGAGTTGGCGATGGTGAACACCGCCGCCTCGTGCAGGACATCCGTGCCGTTGATGGCACCCGCGTTGAGCACCAGAGCCGACGCGAAGAAGTCGGCATCCACCACCGCGCCGCCGTCTTTGGCGGTGCGGTAGAGGCCGATGTCGGTGGCGGTGGTGGTGCCGATGTCCGGGGCGTAGATGCGGAGGTCGGTGACCACCGCATTCGACGGCACCCGGAACATCCGGTAGGTCGAGGCGACCGAGTCGGCGCTGACGATCTCGACCGTTGCGACCTTGGTGCGCTCGAACCCACCGTCCACGCGGGGGTTGTTGAGCACAGCAGGGACCGCGTCAGCGTTGGTGACGAGGGAGGACTTGCGAGCTTCGACTGCCATGGTGGGTTACTCCCTTACTCTGCGCACAGGATGTCGACGACCTTCTTCTCCTCGGTGCGCGTGGCACCGAAGGTTCCCATCAGGTACACCTGGAAGGGATGCGAAGACAGGTCACGACGCTGCGTGACGTTGGACTGGATGTCGTTCCACATGCCGAGGTGGACGCCCGACGGCACCCAGACGGGGCAGCGGCGGTGCGACGTACCAGCGGCGACGGGAAGACGCTCGGTGTGGATGAAGTTGATCCCGAGGAAGCGGGTCACCTTGCCGTCCTGCAGCACCGGAGCATCGGTGTTGAAGTCGGCGTTCGTGACCTGCAGCTGACCGAGGAGGTCGTCGTGCTGCTCGGCGCTGATGGCGCAGTAGGCGGGCTCGGCATCGAGGTCCACCTCGTTCTCCATCAGGATGCGACGCGCTTCACGCAGCTTGTCCACCGTGAGACCCACGTTGCCAGCGGCAGCGTAGTTCACGACCACGCGCTGGTTGGTGGTGTCGAACGCGGTGTTCGTGCCACCGGCCTCGCCGGTCTTGTTGTCGCCGAAGATGCCCGAGATGATGACGTCGTCGATCGCGCGGCCCATCGCGTACAGGCCGTTCTGCGAGTAGGCAGACTGCGGGTCGGCGAGGAGACGGAGCTTGTCGAAGTTGTCGATCAGGTCGGCCCAGTCGTAGTCCTCGGGGAACACCCACCGACGGTTGTTCGGGGTGTTGACCGGGACGATCGGCTGGTAGCGGGTCGAGACGGCGCGGGCGCTGGTGGCACCGTACTGCGTCACGACCTCGGAAGCCTTGCCCTTGTACGAGCCAGTCTGCACCGCCTGGCGCAGCTTGGAGCCCTTCTGCTGCAGGAGCAGCGAGATGTTCGTGCCGTACTGAACGGCATAAACGGATGCGATGTTGTCGGCCATGATAGCCCTCCAGAAAACATGAAATGACGATGTTCTCGGATGGCTTGTCCGTTACCGGGGCCGAACCCTTGCCCGTTCCGCTCGGGCCGAGCGACCGTCTTTCCGGCTGTCAGCGGGGCCTCGCGGCTTACCCGGCCTCCGGTAAAAAGCCGGGAGGTTTGACCCTCCCGGCAAGACACACAGAGGAAGACACGGGGAGATGGTACTGCGACCATCTGACGGATGCAACTACTCGTCCGTCAGCCCCGGATTCGCCATCTGGTTCAGCGCCATCATCTCGTCGATGGCACCCTGACGGACACGCGAGTCCTGGTGCATGTAGCGCCCCATGAACTCCTTGTCGGCGAACAGCGAGGCCACCTTGTTCTTGGCCTGCGCCGGGGTCAGCGCACCGCCCGTCGGGGCATCGCTGCCCACGAAGTCAGCCTCGCCGAACTTGGCACCGATGGCGTGGAACAGCTTCATCACCTTGGCGGTGCCGATTGCACGCTCGAGCGAGTCGAAGGTCGCCTCATCGAGCCCCGCCTCCTTGCCGAACTTGAGGACGGCACGCTTGGCGAGCTCCTCGTTCTGCGCAGCCGCCGCGCCCCACTCGCCCTTGAGCGCCGCGTACTCGGCCTCGGACTGCCTGGAGAACGCCTCGTCTGCCGCCTCGATGCGCGAGGTCGAGGCCTTGTTCCACCACTCGGCGAGCCCCTTGGCCTGCTTCGTGGTCAGCCCGAGCTCGTGCAGCACCGGGGCCGCAGCCTGCGCGAACGAGCCGT